CCCCTTCCGATAATGCAGCTTTAATTTTTGCTGTGTTATCTGTAAATTCAACTGACATACTACTGACCTCCTATAAATCTTAAATAGATTTCTAAATGTTCATGCATATTCATAGGGTCATCAATCAGAAGGATTTCATACACTTCACCATTCACAACCATTCTTGCGGTGTCGCTTGTAACCCCAACAGCTTTAAGATCAGCGAAGTCACACAGAAAAATATGCGTACTCTCCTGAATCTTAGCTGAAAAGGTCGTGTGCTTTGAATCACCGGTGGATAAATCCAACCATCCAGGGATGGACACTGAATCAGTCCACTGGTTTACACCCTCGCCTATGGCATTTTTACCGCCACTCTCTTTCACTTGGAATAACGCCTGAATGTTACCTCCAATCATGTTAAAACCTCGCTTTCATGTAAGGTTTTAAGAATCCGAGTAAACTGACCGGATATCCCATCACCTGATTG